TAAAGATACTCTGCTTATGCAATGGGATAGTGTGGATCCATTACAGTATGTAAACAAAGACCTTACCAATGGATCATTCAAGAGTTACATTTATGACAACGTGGACGAAAAAATCAGATTATGCGGCATACATCCTAGTCCAGAAAGCCACGAATCGTGGGCTAAATTTTTAGCCAATTATATTAGGTCTTCCCAGTGCAACTAAATACATATCTCATGTCTAAGAAATTAGTGGTGTGTGGCGACAGTTACAACTATGGAATAGGTTGTGTAAACCTACATACCCAACCGTATGGCGTGCTTGTAGCAAATCATTTCAGTTGGGAATTGATCAGATTGGCTAGGGGTAGCGCGAGCAATTACACGACATTTTTACAGGGAATGTATGCGGCAGACATGCCAGAAAAACCACATTTGATCGTGCTTGGACTAACCTCGTATGATCGCATTGAATGGTTTTCTGAGGGGTCACCAAAGCATATTCTACCTCACTCATTGGAAAATTTGAATTATCATCAATATCCACCACATCATGAGACTCTCCCACATCATAATTCACCAATGCATTATTTTTTACACGGAAATCCAAAATATAATCCCAGGATGCTATCCGAACAGATAGGAGGAATCGATGATTGTATTAAAACAAGAACTCTATTCCCTAATAATACATATTATGCTAGACTCGATTCTGAATCTAATAGAAAGCTAAAATTGATCTTGGATTATTATTTAGAAATCTTTGACCATTCAATCAAAAAGAACTATGATATAGGAATGATCTTGCAGGCATATATGTATATTAAACGCAGGGGAATTAACTGTTTAGTTTTAACCACTGATATTAAAGAATTTGAAAGATTCATAGATAGCAATGACTTGATGTTTCAGGATTGGGGAGATTTGACTGAGCGTTTTCCAGACTCAATCGGCAGCAAGCATACATCCGAAGAAGGACATCAAGATACTGCTCTGCGCCTTATTGCAAAAATAGAGAGTATGAATCTTGAGTAAAATTTTATATGCTAATGGGTGTAGTTGGACTTACGGAAATGGAATAAATAAAGATCCGATCCTCAAACACCATTCAAGAAAATTAACAGACCAAGTCCATTTTGCATGGCCAGCTAAGCTGGCGAGACTTCTAAAATATACTTGCCTAAATGATTCACTGGGAGGCGGCAGTAATGCTAGAATAGTGCGTACTACTTGTGATTATTTAATGAGGCAAGATCCCGAACAGTTATCCAGTTTACTAATTGTTATTGGCTGGACAACCCCATGTCGTAATGAGGTATACGTTAATGCTGATGAAAACACCACGGGCTGGTATAGGTTTAATGTTAGTCAAAAATTCTCAGAGCATCAAAGCAACTCTCAGGCATCTACTGGAATTTTACAGGACCTGGATAAATTTCATGAAACTTATGTAGCTAATATGTACGATGAGCAAATTGCAATTATGTATTGTCTCCAGCAAAAATTTCTCCTATCCAATACATTAGATAATTTAGGAGTAAAGTACTTATTTTTTGATAGTTTATCCACAATGTGGCATCCCACCAATGAAGAACCACATACATTCACAATTAATAAAATTCGAACCAATAAAATGCTTACTAATCCTACATTTAGTAATTTCATGAATGAGAATAAAATCCCTCTGAGTTCTTGTTTACATCCAATGATTCAGGGTCATTCTGAATGGGCGAAATATCTATATGGTAAATTGATAGAAATATATGGAGATGAGGTTCATGGCTAAGATCGTATCTAAACCGTGGGGAAATGAATTGTGGATCGCAGACGGTCAAGAAACTCCGTATGCTATCAAACATATTACGCTCCTTGCTAATAATAAAACTAGTTTGCAAGTACATCGTTTCAAAAGTGAAACAAACTATATTTTATCTGGCTCCGGATACCTACTTAAAAGCTATAAGCCACTAGATGTACAAGCTTTTCTTGATGGGGTAGGAATGCACATCGACACTGTAAGGGCGTATGAAAAATATTTTATGGCGAAGATTTCGTTAACGCCAGGCGTAGTTGTAAATATCGATGCTTGTTATGTTCATAGGATGGTATCTGAAACGAATCTGGAATTTATTGAAGTTAGCACTCCTGAGCTTGATGACGTAATTCGTTTACAAGATGATTCTGGGCGTGCTCATGGAAAAATTTTAAGTGAGCATGGCGAATGACAACTGTTATCATTCCTACGGTTGGAGTGGGGAGCAGAATGAATCCGTTTACAACGGATCTTAATAAAGCTTTGCTCCCATATAAAGGAAAACCAATATTAGCCCATATCATTAATCAATTTCCAGTTGATACACAGTTTTTAATTCCAATTGGACACTTTGGAGAACAGATTGTAGATTTTTGTAATCTTGCATTTGCAGATCATAATATTGTGTTTGTACCAATTGATGATTGGTCAAGTGAAAAGAGTGGACCGGGATACACCCTAAAAAAATGCGCTTCAATAGTAAATGAATCATTTTGGTATGTACCATGTGACACATACTTCGATGAGCCTATAACCTTTAAGGATTCTGATTGCTATTTTGTTAGACAAGTAGATAAATCACTCTCTTCTTTGTATACAACGTTTAAGATTGATGAGAACTCTAAGATTTTAGACATCATGTTCAAAGTTGCTGCAACAGAACACTGCGTCGCCTTTACTGGATTAATGTATATTCATGATCATGAGGAATTTTTTAATCGTCTTATTCTTTCTAATAGTAATGAGATTGTCTATGCTTTTCGTAAACACAGTGATGTCGCGTTTCTTTATTCTTGGCTAGATTTTGGCAACCCAGATATTTACAGAGAAACATTTAATAGTAGTCAAAAATTTGACTTTGCTAAAAAGGATGAGATTACTTACATTTGCAATAATCGAGTTGTGAAATGGTGGAAAAATGATTCAATTGCGCCTATAAAATTAGCAAAGTATATGGCGTCACCGGCAGTTTTTCCCAACTGTTGTGAGCAGTCTCATAATTGGTTAGCATATGATTTATTTCCCGGTAAAACAATGTATGCACATGATGATTCGAACACATTTCCCAAATTGTTAGATTGGTTAAATTCAAATCTATGGCTTCCTAGGTCAGGTGACATACGCGCAGAATCGTTTGCATTTTATCGTGACAAGACACTATTACGCATTCAGCAATTCAAAAAGAAATATCCCAATCTACCTAAAATTGATTGTATAGATGGTATTCAAATTAGTGAAACACTTATTGATAAAATTGATTGGAACTATCTGGCAACAACAGTGACACCAACCGTGATGCACGGGGATCTACAGTTTGACAATATTATTATTAATCCTGCTGGAGAATTTGTTCTAATTGATTGGCGACCAGACTTTAGTGGTTTAATATTTCTAGGGGACAAATACTATGATCTAGCTAAACTGTATGGGGGGTTAGTCATTGATTATTCCAAGATCAAAGACGGCCAATTTGATATGTCTATTTCTGGAACAGAGGTTTCATTGAAAATACCAAGCATCACAAATCAATTAATCTATCAAAATGATTTGATTCAATATGCAATATCTAATGGACATGACGTAAATAAAATAGAACTACTTGTTCCTATTATTTTTCTGAATATGGCTCCATTACATGAACAGCCGTTTGATCAAATTCTTTGGTACATGGGACTCAAATTATTACATGAAAACCTTTATTAGTTTAAGTCAATATCCTGGTACATTTGGGGAGACTAATTACAGTAAATTTTTTAAACTCAAAGGATTGCCTTATACTTATACGGCTAAAAAATGCGAGGATATAGTTGGGTGTATAGCTGAAGTTAAGAATAGCAATATAGATGGTTTTAGTATTAGTATGCCTTTTAAGAAAACTATTATAGACTATCTAGATGAAGTTTTTCCTTTAGTTGTAAAATTTAAAAGTTGTAATACGGTTACGATTATTAAGAATAAGATGATCGGATACAACACCGATTACTATGGAGCTATTGGTGTTATTGAAGGTATTTCTGAAACAGAAGGAATATCAATTTTAGGAGACGGCGCCATGGGTTCGATGTTCAAAAAACTTTTAGGTTCTCGAGCCACTGTTTTTAGTAGAACTAATGGTAATTGGGCGGACCGCCATAAGATTGTTAATACTGTAATTAATTGTACTAGTTTTGGTACTTCTGTGCCAGACAGTCCATTTAAATTATTGCCTAATGTATCGTGTGTAATAGATTTAGCAATATCTTCCACGTCTAATCAATTAAAAAAACAGTGTGAAGTAAATAATATTAAATATGTAGCAGGTGTAGAATTTTATAGGCATCAGTTCAAATATCAATTTGAATTGTTTACTGGCATCAAACTTACACAGGAAGAAATCAATTCTATATGATTAACAAATTAGTGATTGATGTAGACGGAGTTCTTAATACCGGGCATATCTTGTACAATAAACATGGTAAAATGTTCAAGGTATTTGGCCCGCATGATAAAGATGGAATCAAGATCATCAAGCAATATCTTACTGACATCACATTTATCACCGCAGATATAACTGGTTGGCCCATTACTTATGCTAGGATTGTAGTAGATTGGAACTTTAATAAAGAACAATTACAACTCGTTCCTGAAGAAACTAGAATGCATTGGTTTGAACAGAATTGTGAGTTTGATACTACTGCTTATATCGCGGATGGATATAATGATGCCCCAATATTGGCCAAAGTTAAATTAGGAATCGCACCAATAAGTGCTCGAAAAGAAGCAAAAGCTGCTGCTAATTATGTAACAGAAAGTGCCGCCGGATCCGGGGCAGTATTAGATGCATGTTTGTATATTGAAACGGTAATTAATGCTAATGCAATTTGCAAAATTTAAGTTAGGTGTTGGCACAATGAGTCCGAGTATTGTAGAGTTGTGTTTAGAATATAGTTATCTTCACAATTTTCCCATTATGTTGATTGCTAGCAGGAATCAAGTTGATGTGAATAGTGGATATGCGTATACGATTGGTTCATTGACCGCGCATGTAAAAAATCATAAATGGTATGATCCAGACCGAGTCTTAATATGTCGTGACCATTGTGGACCATTTTTCAGTGATTTAGATAAAAATCACTCTCTACAATATGCGACTGATCGTTGTATTGAGACTATTTTAGCTGACATCAAACACGGTTTCGACCTCATTCATATTGATATAAGTAAGGTTAATGCCGAACATCAAGAAAGGATAGCTGCCACTTTAATTAATATTACTAAGACAGCAAATCCGAATATTATGATTGAATTTGGTAGTGAAGATAATACAGGTGAAGACTTAGAAGATAGTCTAGCCCGTTTAAAAGCACAACTCGATTTTGCATTGCGCTTTAAACCTAATGTAAAATTCTTTGTTAGTCAGACAGGAAGTCTAACTAAACATACTCAGGTAGGACAATTTAATGAAATTATTGCTAGAGGCACCGCAGACTTAATTCATAGTTATAATTTATTATTTAAAGAACACAATGCAGATTATCTGAGTCAGAAGCAGATAGCACGGCATAAGCGTCATGGTATTGATGCCATGAATATAGCCCCACAACTAGGAAGCATTCAAACATCGATAATTCATGATTTAGGAAAAGATTTAGGATTAATATATAATAATTTTAGGGACTATGTATTATCTAAAGAATATTGGAAACGTTGGGTCACCCCCGAGGTAATTGATGATCAAACCAAGTTTATTGCAAGTGGTCACTATTGCTTTAATTCAATATATGGTATCGAACTACAAGATGTATTAGGAAACAAGATAATTGAGCAAATGCGACCAGTGGTGTTTGCCGCATTAGATAAATATAGAATAGGATTGATCTAGACATGATTATTTTGAAACGACTTCGCCATTTCATTGTTGAGCGATTATTTGGAAAAATTACTAGAAAAATTAGGTATCGCAAACGTCTTAAAGAGATGCGTAAACGTGATCCATTCATTTATAGATAATAATCTACGAATTGATTTTTATATGTGGTTTTAGATGCAGCGTAAATAATATTTATGTACGACATTTTTTATCTAAATGAAAAGCCTAATCTATTCGAATTTGAAACAAAGGCAAATTCAATTTCTGACGCAGCAAAAAAAAGTAAAACAGAACGATTTTGGATTATTGATAGATGCTATTATGATTTACAAAATTTTGATTTCCATTGGAAGCCTATAGTTTCACAACGTACCTATAATCATGGATTTTCAGATCAATGGAGTAGAGATATAGGTGTCTACCTATACCTGACTGAAAAGGTAGATGAAGTATTTGCTTGGAATGAGGTTAGAACGCCACCCACATTTTTCAATTGGCGAGTGCTACACGATATTGATACTTACAGTTTCGATTTTAGTTGGCATCCTAGTTTAGATGATCCCGAGCCATATATCTATGTGTTCGGCAACCAATGGTATCCTGCTGAAGTAATGCCAACATTAGAATATCATGTACTGGGTGCTACTAATAGAAAATATATTAATGAACTTCGGTGTAGGTTAAAACAAGATAAAACTAATTGGGAAATTCCCGACGGAGTATCGGACGACTTTGACTTTAGTTGGTTACCAACTAGATACGACGACCAACCATACATTTATCAATTTAGTTCGCAATGGCAAAAAGATGGCGGCCCCCGTTATGTGATGCCTGGTGCAACAGAGGTGAAATACGTAGATATAATGAGAACTAAAGTTAGTCATGCAGCGGATATTTTCTATGTTGACAAAGGGAATGCTAGCAATGAATACCATTTTAGTATGCTTAAGGAACGTTTTCCGTATATACAACGAACTAGATTTATTAATACGACGCTAGATACTATGCGACGTTGTGCCAGTAAATCAGCTACAGACAAGTTTTGGTATATTAGTTCTGAGACATGTTATGATGATTTTGATTTTACTTGGCACGGAGATACCTGGCAAAAACATATGAATCATATATTCGGATCCCAATGGAATAATTGGTCTGAAACTTGTTTCTTAAACAAATATGACTTAATGAATAGTAGTTGGTGTAATGACGTATTTAAATTACCAAACATAAATTTTGTTAAGGACATAACTACAACAGAGTTAGTGCAGGATAAAATAAACGTGCTAATTTATCACGGTAAAGATGATTTAGTTTCCACAATTAATGAATTGGCAATTACAAACAATCATGCCGTGGTTCATCCACATGCTTTAAAAGTAGATTATGATAATATAGTTAAAAATTTAAACGAATGGGATAGTAAGAATGTTGTTATTTTAAGTGACGCAGGTAGTACAATGTTAATCCCTAAAGCAATAAAGAAATACAACATTACGAACATATATGATTATCCGTATATTGTTAAAGCTGATACCTTATTAAAAGAACAAGAATTAGATATAATTTATATCAGCAATAATGAACCTAATGCAGAAGAATTACTAGCACATTTAATAAAGACCTCTAATAGAAACGTTTCTTGTATTTCTAATATCGACGGTAGAAGTGAAGCATTAAAGAAAGCAGCTCAGCAAAGCCAAACTGAATGGTTCTTTGGGGTTAACGCCAAGCTGGAAGTAGATAAGGGTTTTGATTGGTCTTGGCAACCCGACTACCTAGAAAATCCAAAGCATTATATCTTTTCCGCTATTAATCCAGTTAATAAATTAGTATATGGGCACATGGCGTTAGTAGCCTACAATAAGAAATTAGTATTAGAAACCGATCAAGTCGATTTAGATTTTACACAAACAAAACCACATGAAGTACTTCCAATTATTTCTGGAATTGGACGATTTAATATAGATCCAATTATTGCTTGGAGAACAGCATTTAGAGAGATCATCAAATTAATGTATTATCAAAAAATACAACCAAATAAGCAAACTGAATTTAGATTGAGTACATGGAAAAACAGAATAAATGGCGCGAATGCTGACTGGGTTAAGCGCGGCGTTGATGATGCAATTGGATATTTTAATGAGGTGCACGGCGACTTAAACCAACTCAAATTGAGTTATTCTTGGACGTGGCTAGATGATAAATTTATCAAACTTGGGTACAAAGAAATAATTTAATTGATTTTTAAAAGCATATATAATTAGTAGACTTTGGAGATACTATGACAGAGATTAGCAACGAGACCCCAGCACAATCTGGACCAGCACAAGCTCAACCCGGCGTACCGCCTCAGGGGTTGACTCTTAATGATCTTAGGGTTATTATTTCAATAATTGAAACTTGTGCAGATCGAGGATCATTTCAAGCAGCAGAAATGGTTGCAGTGGGGGCTACATATAATAAATTGGTTGCGTTTGTTACATCACAAACGCCGGCACCAAATGCAGAATTAAAACAACAGCCGCCAACAGATCCAGAGCCGGCACCAGAGCCGCTCCCAGAGCCAGCACTAGAAGCACGAACTCAACAGTCAGTAGAAAATGAAACTGTTGAACAAGCAGCAACAATACCAAACTAAAGGAAATAATTTTATGATTAAACATATTGGAAGACACGGTGAAAAGAAAATAGTAATAGTTCGACGAACCGTTCCAAAAGAAGAAACCAATGCATTGATTGTATATTCGGAAAGTCTACCACAGACATTTCATGATACTTTAATGAAGGCATTAGAGAGCGATGCTGGACAACAGACATTAAGTTTAGATGATGTGTTGTTTAGAACGGTTGCAGATGATGGACGTAATTTATTAACTGCCCTCCATAGTGAAGGCTTTATTAAAAAAGTCCCAACTATTCAGATAATAGTTACTCCGACAGGTAAAGATAGAATTAGGTTAGATGAGCTTAATAAATTACTCGACAAAATTGCAGATGGCAAAACCGCAGAGATTACTAAGATTGCTGAGTCGCAAGGTTTTAGAGATCCAGGCAAAATGTCAGATGTAACGCCTAAGACAGTTGAAGAGCAGATTGCAGAATTAACGGCAGCAGCTACTCAACTTATGGATACGGCTAAGTCATTACAGGCTCAATTAAAACCTAACGCTGATGCCGCGCAAAAAACAACCCAAGTTTGATACTATAAAAAGTACGGATTGGGATAATATATTAGCTAACATAGATAAAAAAGAAATTCCTGTAGAACTATTAGAAACAGTAATTATCAATTTGATTAGTGGACATAGTATCGAGATTAATATTCAGCAGCTATTAGCAACTGGCACCAATCCGTTAGAGATCGAACAAAAGATCAATGACAAATTACATTCAATGTCAGATATCATTAAGGATGTGGATTTTCACATTGTTAAAGAGAAGGTTGTTAAAGTAATTAACGAAAATACGTTGAATATTATTACTCCGCGTGAATAGATAAGTACTATATAATAGCGAGCATATATGAAAAAATATTTAGATACTTTACAACATATTTTAGACAATGGAGTAGAGACGCCTAATAGGACGGGCACTAACACCATAAGCGTATTTGGCTATCAAATGCGATTTGATTTAGCTGACGGGTTCCCAGCGGTAACAACTAAAAAATTAGCTTGGAACGCGATAGTTAGTGAATTGCTTTGGATGATTTCCGGTTCCGGAGATGAACGAAAACTTAGAGAAATTTTACATGGTCATAGAGATTCTGAAAAGACTACAATTTGGACCGCTAATGCAGAGTCAGTGTACTGGCAAGATAGGGCACAATTTCCCGGCGACCTAGGACGGGTGTACGGAGTACAATGGAGACAGTGGAAAGCTGCTGATGGTAGGAATGTTGACCAGCTTAAAAATCTAATAGATGGGATTAAAAAAGATCCCCACGGCAGGCGCCATATTATTACCGCATGGAATCCTGGTGAGATTGAACAGATGGCGCTACCCCCATGTCATTGTTTTGCACAATTTTATGTAGCAAACGGAAAACTTAGTTGCCAAATGTATCAGAGGTCGGTTGATGCGTTTTTAGGCTTGCCATTTAATATTGCTTCCTATGCATTGTTTACCCACTTGTTGGCGCGAGTGTGCAATGTGGAGGTAGGAGAGTTAATTCATACCTCCGGAGACCTTCATTTATATGTTAACCATATAGAACATGCTAAGGCACAAATGCTACGGGATCCATTTCCTAGTCCAATTCTTTGGATTAATTCACATGTAATTGATATAGATGCATTTACAATGAAAGATGTTGTATTGCATGGCTACCAATCTCATGCAGCAATAGTGGCACCGATGGCGGTTTAGTATGGAAAATTTTATTGAATCAGAGAAAAATAATGAATAAGCCAACTACAGACTTTCCACAACCAGGTCAATTATTATGGAAACATAATATGATTTATTTTTGTGATGATTTTAATAATCGATCAACTAAGCCGGTAATAGAATTTATTTTAGAAAAAAATTTATTACCTAAAGTAGATCGACCGGAAGAAATTACTTTGTTTATTAATAGTCCAGGCGGAGAAGTAGGTAGTGCATTTGCCCTAATAGATGTAATGAAGGGAAGTGCGATCCCCGTAAGAACAATTGGAATAGGAATGATTGCCAGCTGCGGATTATTAACGTTTATGTCTGGAACAAAAGGTACTAGAACAATAACTCCAAATACTAGTATTCTTTCTCACCAATACAGTTGGGGATCGTCCGGAAAAGAACACGAACTATTCGCTACAGTAAAAGAATTTGAAATGACTACTGAACGAATGCTTATGCATTACAAAGCCTGTACTGGATTGCCAGAGGCAACAATACGGAAAATTCTTCTTCCTGCTAATGATGTTTGGTTGAATGCTAAGGATGCAGTGAAATACCACATCGCGGATAAAATCAAAAAACTTTATTAAGATCGACTGAGGTTAACAACGTAAACATAGTAAGATCAGCTTCCTCTTCGAATCCAATTATTACTTCTTTAGCCGATTCATCTGGTTTGTCCTCAGTATTAATATAATATCGACCAGCAAGACGTTCATCGATAAAATGGATTAGGTTTTTTATTTTATTTTTGTATTTACCCTTCTCGATAAAATCTGGATTTGCTTTGCTAAATTCTTCGGAATAGTTCCAGCTAATAGTTGTATTTGGAGGTAGTTTCCAAACAAAAAAATGAGGCGGGAGAAACTTAACCCGCCTCATGCCATAGGATTCGATTACATCATATTTCATTAATCGACCTGGCCTACATCCCCGTCATAATGAACAGTGATTCCAAACGGTGCGTGAATTTCTGGCGCACTGTGGATAAGGAAAATGCTGTCGCAGTAGTTTTCTTCGCCCCATTCACCACACGGATAACCATCCGTAAACATGATGAACTTTTTGGGTTCGACATCATTCTCTTTCATCCATTCCCAGTTACACATGAAATCCGTGCCACCACCGCCCTTAGGTTCGTATGTGGTCATGTCCTCAGCGTTATCGCTTGTGAAGATTTTCGGATTGTACACTTGCGTATCAAAACTCCAAACATGTAATTTATAGTTCATAAACTGCGACATAATACCTTGGATTTCTGAAAGGAAATCTTTAGCTTGTTCGTTGGAAATCGATCCGCTCATATCGATGGATACACAAATATCGATCATCGGATCCGTCACCATGCCAGGAAGAATTGCATCCAGGTGCCAGCCTCGACGTGAAGGCCGCATCCAGGTAAAATCGTTTTTGAACGTGCTTTCAATTTGCTGGCGCAACAATTCACGCCAGTTCATTTTCGGCTCCATCATCTCGTCGAGCAATCGCTTTACACCCGCCGGAAGATTACCTGCCCCTGCCGCCTGGTATGCCTGCATAATTGCTTCTTTAATCTCGTCGCGCACCTTACGGCGCTCCTCAGGACTAAGAACTGGCCTACCCGCACCATCACCATCATCATTACCGTTTCCACCCTTGCCCTTACTCGGATCTTCGCCGTCGGGATCTAAATGCTCATCCAACAATTGATCTAACAATTCCTGGATATTAATTTTGTCGGCGTTTTCATACAGCTCATTATAAATGTCTTCTGCCGTTCGACCGGTATATTTCGGATCAAGACAGATTGGAAATTGTGTTACTTTTTCACCGATTCGGTGCTCAACCAAATCACCGTTAATAGCAAAGTCAGCCGCAATATTCCACAACCCAGGATCGCGGTGTGCGCGACGATCCATGTGCTCGTAAATAACGTGGAGAATTTCGTGGCCGATTACGAAAATGGTTTGCGGCAACGAAAGCATTTGGAAAAATTTGGAATTGTAAAACAAATGCCGACCATCAACCGCCGCAGTAGGCAGCCATTTATCGGCAGGTACAAGAATAAGTCGGGTAGCAATATTGCCCAGGAAGGGCATTTTCAGTAACATACTGATTCGCGCAGTAACAATTTGCTCGCGCACTTTCTCGTCCAACTTTGCATCAAACGTATCGGACAAGGTGTTGAGCTTGATCTTTTTGTTTGCTGTGGTGTCTTGGCTCATATAAGTCCTTAATTGGTTATAACAGTATTATATGGTGGATCTGGTATAGTGTCAACCAAATATCCTGTTGTAAATCAATGACTTACATCGGTACTGGTTTTGTAAGTCATTGATTTGTTTAGTTTTTTTCAGCCATCATCTCAAATTCATTTTTACGCGCCACAGCGGCAGCGACAGCACGTTTATCAAATACGACAATTTCAAAAATAATCATGCTAAATGCGGCGGCAGCGGTCCAATACCAACCGACTGATAATGCAGCACCGAAAACAATAGCGTCAACAAAAGCCATAAGCAGTGGGGGCACTGATACTCCTTTTGCTCGAAGTTGATCAAGCACTGTTAGTTCGTTTTTGTCCCGATGACCTTGTGCTACTAGAAAATTATGCGCCCAGGTACCCAATGCAATAAGACCCATTGACACGATCATTATCCAAAGGTACACATTGAGAACAACGTTAGCCCAACCAATACCATCAACCACAGCCAAATAGGTCATGGTAAGAAATAATGAGTCTTGAACTGCCCAATAAAATCGACGTTCGTTTTTAGTCATTGCCATGCAGTTCACCTTTTAAGGTTTTGATACGGTTAATTTGACGACGAACATTTTCAAGTTCGCGTTGTCCATTAGAAACGTGCAATCCTTGTCCTGGACCGGCATCACCAAACATCGCGCACTCACTATAATATTGGGATTCATGCTCAAAAAGAGATTCCTCAAATGCATCCAACGCAGACATGTGAGGACCTTCATCGTCAATTGGATCCAACCAATAACTTAGAAATTCATCAGCGGTCATTGGTTTGTCTTTATTCATATTATTCTTCACGGATCATTCCAAGCATTTCATTCAGTACCGATGCATCTGTTTCGCCTCGGCTTTTAACATGTAGACCAATGCTTTCACCATAACAAACATATTCGCCAGCTTCGACATAGCAAAAACCTGCACCAATAACCTCGCGCAGGCCCGCCGCCTGCGTATGCTGCATTAGGTCAGAAAAGACAATCGGCATCTCAAAACCTTCGTGTTTTACAACAATATATTTTGATTTGCGGTTCATTTTGTCTCCTTAATAAGAAAGGCTAGTTGGGTACTGCCGGCGACTAGGACGCCATCCCAACTAGCCTAAACCGTTTACTGGTTAGCGGCAATAATATATTTGCCGTACAGTTTATGGAACTCGTCGAAGGACTTCATCTTCTTCGGGTTAATCGGAAGGTCATACGTGGTGAGCGCAGTACGCGCGCCCATAACCACGATTTCCTTTTGGAAATTCTTCATCATGAACGCGAAGAAGCAATCGATCATTTTGTGCCACTTGTCGTCGGAGACCTTTTTCTCCCTGGCATCCTTCAGTTCGTAGCACATGGAAATCGTAAGCGAATACATTGCGCTGATCTCCTTGACTTTGAGTTCCGTAACCTTGCCCTCAAGAATGTCCATCGGCATCGGAAGGTCTTCGACCAATTTCCGGTGCGCCATGAACTTAACAGCAAGGCCCTCGCCAACAGTACCAGCAACCAGATTGGTCAGGACATCGTAGCCGACACCGTCGTCAATGAGGTCACTTACAAAGACCCACGAACGCGGAGTAGCAAACGCCCGGCTCGCCGACGTCGCTTTGAAGTCGAACAAATCTTGTTTATTGTGGCTGAGGTAACCAATAACGTCGTTGTTGATGCGATGATGAATTGCCCATTCCTGCCAGCAATCAAAATCGTGCCTCATTTCGAGGTGAACAAAACGGTTGGCAAGCGGACTAGGCATGCGATAAGTAACGCCTCGATCCGATTCCCTGTTACCCGCTGCAACAATAACAACGTTTTTGGGGAGAAAGTATTTTCCGATACGACGGTTAAGAATAAGCTGGTAGGCAGCCGCTTGCACCGACGGCGCTGCCGCGTTCATCTCGTCGAGGAACAATACAATGATCGGATATTTTGCAGCAAGTTCTTCCGAAGGAAGGTCGATGGGCGGTGCCCAGTCCATGAGCCCCAGCTCTTTGTTAAAGTACGGAATTCCACGCAAATCCGTCGGCTCCATTTGACCCAAACGCAGGTCAATCATAAAGCCTTCGAGGCGCGTAGTAATAGTGTCTACCACTTCGCTTTTACCGATTCCCGGAGGTCCCCACAGAAACAGCGGACGCTTCGACTTAAAACAAGTCATAATTGCCGCCTCAGCTTCTTTGGGATTTACTGTGCGGGTGGATTCTTGTGCTTGAGCCATACGTTTATTCTCCTAGTAGGTTAACGTTTAATACCCTAGTATTTTACTGGAGTTTGAAGTTAGTGTCAAGCCCAATTAACATTAATAAAATCAATGACTTATGTTGGGGGTCTTATAAGTCATTGATTTAGATTAGGTGATTTTTTTGTGACTAGCGTTAGTATATGATAATTGTTTCAATCCACAATCATCACATTCTCGAAGTTGTTGGATTACAGAATATCCAAGCTTATCAGTTTCAATTATATCTTCTTTATAACTTCTCCAACGCTGCCATCGGTGGATTCCTATACTACACCAAGCTGATGCAAGCCTAGGTTTATCGGCTAATGTTCGCATCATATTTTCTTTTTCCGTATTCATGTTATTTTCCAATTACAATAGTTTCGAATGGGTCAATTTGAATTTTGTCTTTTTTCTTAAACATAGAGAATTTGGATTCTCTAAATCTCTTTAAACCAAAATATGAATCTGACAGTACAAGATAACGTCCATTTCCTTTGCGTTCTACAGCGACACAGACGCTCCAATGATCTTCCGGATATCCTAGGCCGATAATAACGGCAGTTTTATCTTTATCTAATACTTGTTCCAGTATATCGAACCAACCTCTAATATCGACTTTTTTTCTAACAGGTTTGTAACATTTTAGCTTATTTTTGACATATTTTTTTGCAATCCAGCGTGTAATTGTAAGAAGTTCATCGAATTTAATCCCGTCATAGAATGCTGTGGGAAATATGCTAGAAAACTTTTTAATTGTTATCCGAAACATTGTTTCTGCTCGTTTTTCAGGCATATGATCAATGGCGTGCATTGCGTTGATAACCGAATAGACGCCACACATACCGTCCAAAAGCCCTTGAGTATATGGTCTCATATTTAATTATTTTACGTTAAAGCTTTTCCAAAGTCAAATGTTATATTAGTCAGTAGTGATTACCGAGGGATTAATATCAGTATAGGTAATAAATTTTATATAATCAAACCATTTTAATTGGAATACTAAAAAGTCTGCATCGTTTGGAATTACCACCGGAATTACCGCACCAGGTAATTGAATAGAATTCGCTCTCAACCAATGTCGAAGTTCCTTCTCAATTTGAGGATGATCGTGTAACAAATGGATTTCGGCCATCGGTGTATATTTTTTGAAAAATGCTACAATAGCAATTATTGATAATTTCTCTTGCTTCGTACCATCATCGGTTTCTTCCCAAAATTTGGATGGGAGATTGATCCAAACCAATCTAGTGTTAACGGTTGTCATGCTATTATGATCATCACTTATCCGAACAGTTCCTGATAATTTTCTTTAAATCGTTATCAAGTAATGTCATCATAATATAGTCTTTTTCTAAATAAAGCCACAATTGTGGAGTATTAATATAAAATGGTCCTTCGAGACATTTGTATAATTTTAAATAAACGTTTGATGTAAAATCTTGATGGGTTAACTTGATTAGATAACTTTTCATCCCCATCTGATCAAGTATCTTACGTCCATTTTTTCTTAGTTGCAAAGTCCAAGCATCTGGATGCTGCCATATTGAATTAGAAAAGACCTTTGTGTCGCAATCGCCGCCCTGGGCGTTATACTGCACACACATTTCTCTGGTCAATCTTTTCTTTTTAATTGCCTTTAATTCTTGGTTGGGAATACCTGTTCTCCTTGAGTCAAGAACACAACGGTAAATTTATCTGTTTGAAAAGTTTCATTTAATTTTTTAGCTAGGTTAATAGCATGACCTTTATTACTAAAACTAACCTTTTTATATTTAGGTCCTGGATAGTTAACTAGTAGATTACTAGTTTTTAAGTTAATAGGTTTGCCGTTAAAGTACACAGCCCAAATGCCATCACTATGCAGTACCTGATCACATTTGTAGGTTGTCTTATTTACTTTCTCTAAAATGACGGTGGGCTTGGGTCTACTCATAACATAGTATTTATGTTAAAACTTGCCACCGTCGGCAGATATAGAAGCAGGAACTTCACCCGATTCAGCCCTGCGTAAATTAGCTTCTAATGTAGCAATTTGTCGAAGAAGGACGAAAATTTCTGATTGTAGATCTCGGGCTTCTCTAGCACTTAATAGAAGTTGTTTCCCGCCACTTTGACTAAGGGTTTGAACCTTTGTATTAAACTTAGTCAATATCGGGTTCATTAACTGTCTTTTGTAAAACTGCTTGCATTTCTGTTTTTGTCTTAAACGGACCTTTAAATTTGTATCGTTCAAGCGTAATGAGTTTAGGACAAAATCCTCGCACCCAGGTGACTGAAAATTGTACGATATAATATCCCGCACAAAAATAACTTTTGCTTTTAGGTTTCTTTGTATAAATGTAACTATTGTTCTGTACATTGTGAAGAACATTGTATGGTGTAGTATTCGTTGGATATCCGTTAATTTCAGAAACATGCTCTTTCTTTTCTAAGGTTTTCTTTTTCTTTTCAATTTTATCAAAGATAATATTGTGAGTACTACCTAGGTTTTTAATGCTAGGAAAAAGTTCTCTATTAGCATCTTTTACAAACGCAACACCGCCGGGGCTTTTTTGAATAGTAGCGACCTTAATGCCATCTTCTTCCACGATCCAAAATTTATTCTTTACTACTGTTTTAGCGATTAGGCTCATCTACATATTCCTTTATAAGTGCAAGCATTATATCATGCTGTTCTTTCATTTTACGAAGTTCTGGATATTTTTTATATATGTTTGTTAGTTTAAATTCTTCTTGTTGTTTTTCTCGAACCCAATTTAATAATGCATCAATTTCTGGATTGATACGAATGTCTACCGCGCCAGCAATTTCTTGCCAGCTGTTATTCGATGCAACCCATTGCTCTAATGCATTTTTTCGATTATTATATCGAACTTGGTTCTCACCAATAGCATATATTGGCATTTGAGTCGAGGATACGAAAAAGGTACTTCCGACTATGTTAACATCTCTAATCATATTCGTTTGCCTGCCCTAAATCTAACCAATCCATAGCCTGTTTAAAAGTTGTTCCGTTATTCTCGTAATCATAAAGAAGTGCAGAAAACATTTGTATTAAATATTGAAATCGAGTATTTCTCATATTATTAGCGACTTCAATCTTAGTCATATCTTCCACCGCCATGTCAGACAATCGGCACCTATTTTCCATAAATCTTTCGCCCGCTTCATCGGTAAATTCTTTAAATACGCCACTGCGTAGACAGCGCATATAGTCATCTAATAGTTTCTGTTTAACTTTTTGTCCTGGAAAGACTCGATGAAATGCATGAAACAAAATATAAATTGCATCATTCCTAGTCATTATAATGCCATCCCAAAGGACAATATATTGATCATGCTTTTTAGAATACATTAGCATAGGCTTCTTGGAGAACAGGCTCCAAGTTCTTTCTTTGTATTCGTTAGGCGATGTTGTTGTATCCATTTACATCCTCAATATCAATTTCGGTATATAAACTCTCACTATCTCTCATTCGTTGAACTAATTCGTCTGTGGGTTTATAACCATAGGTTTGGTATTTTAAAATTCTAGGTAATGAATTCATTTTAAATTCACCTTCATACCTTAATATTTTATTGTTTATATCGTGTGCAGTATTTTCTCCTAAATAAAAATGTTTACCGTCAGTCGCTACTTTACAAACACTAATATCAAAACTATCAATTACTGATTGAATATTGTCATGAAACCTAGCTTTAATTAATTGTATCGTATATATTTTTGTTTGAATGCTAAATCTAATTGTAGTTGCATTGTGTGATCTATGAATATACGGGTTGGTACCTACCAACACATCTTTTGAAAATAATTTACTAAAATCGTCTAATTTATCATTGGGATTCGTTAATACATCATTAAAAATTTTGTCAACCCAATCAAAATTATCCTTATTAGCAAAAAATATATCAACGTCCGTTAAGGAATCAATCGTTTCTCCCTTATACCATGCTAATGCTGCTCCACCGGCAATCCAAGGTCCGTCCTTTCCCACTCCGATTAAATGTAAGAAAGAATGAAGATCCATATTTCCTCTCGGATAGACATAGGTAAATAAATCCGCCGAAGATACAAATGTTGATAACTTAGGACGTTTTGGTTTTGTTATTAATGATGACATTTTGTCGTAAATGCTATAATTCATTATTTCACCTTGTATGGTCGATTCAGAATCGAGACATAAGAATCAGTAAAATCTAATAACTTTACTAACTCGTGTTTTCCACAAAACACAATAAAATGTGTTCCTACTTGTGAAATTGTTTTTCTATTTAACTGAGAAATAATATCTGTATCTATTTCTTTTTTAATTTTGTCAGGTTGTGCAGTCAAATCAATCAAAACTTTATTCCGTTCATAATCATCTACTACCTTGTGTTCTTTTTTATTATGATCAGTCCAACGTTGCAACATAACATTATTCCAACTATATCCTTTTTTCTCACGATCATTAAATGCTTCTTTCAATCTTTTAACATTCACTCTAGGATATGCACTAAACACATTGTCGCTAGAATCACCCCTCATGCATTTTTCAAATAATAACCACGCAGGATTTGGTGCCTCTTTTGGTAGTTTAGTTTTCTTATCTATTGCTGGTTTACTTCCACCATTAAACACTCCTTTGAGGGAATGTAACTCTCCGGTGATGCCGTTATATACAGTAACATTTTCAGCAATTAATTGTAACATATCTGAATCACTGCTCAGTATTACATGTTCGTCATGAGGATGAAGTGCAATGAATCGGGCAATGAGGTCATCCGCCTCAGCGTTGGGACTATGGAGAACTGAACAATTTGTTTTATTGTTTAGGTATTCACTTAGTTGATTGAATGCATCCCAATATGCTTGATCTTCTTTTACCTCAGCTGGAGTCAGTGCAACTTTGGCTACATCTCTGTTTTTCTTATATGGCGGATATGTTCCTCGCCTCCAACTTGTACCTTCCAAACAAAAAACAACATGTTCTGGATCTTGTTCTCTCCAAAGTTTGGAAATAGAGGTTAATGTAATATGGATAGCCATTCCAGTGCGCTCATCCAAAGTAGAATGTCGACCCGAAATATAACGTGCTCTAAAAAATGTATTTGCGGTATCGACCAATAGATATTTCATAGTTGAATTATAATAGCAGTTAATTAGAACTAAGTCAAAAACTAGTTAACCAATTTCAGTTCGTCCATCGTCTAATTTTTTACGGGTAACGTAATCTGTATTATTAGCAGCATGTTGTTCGTATGTTTCTAATACAACATTTCTACATACATCAGTAAACCAACGATCAATAATCAATTCATCAGTTCTACCTTCATAACCGTGCTCTCTGAGATAGGCAATAAAATATGAATTCCAGTCTAATTCAAAACTCCCCAATCCAGTGCTACCTTTGGAAATTTCCATTTCTAAGATATTAACATATGGTTCACCTTTTTTAGTAGCTTCTTCTTTAGCAGTTGGTTTTGATTTTTCCTCTAATTTTTCTTCTAATTCTTTAACCTTAGCTTCTAGCTTAATTTCTTTGTTCGAAAATAATTTATTAAACCAATTCATATTATACTCCTAGTTAATTATTTATCCACGTTAGTTAACGTGTCCATAATTATTTTTTCTTCGTGTTCTTTAACGATTCTTGTTAAATCTGATATTAATTGTTTCTTAGTCATTGATTGAGATTTCTTTAAGATATTTTTATAGGCATGATATTGGTATTTTTTTCTAGCGCCCTTATTAACACCAGCCATCGCCTCAACTGATAAATGAAAACAAGTTGTTAATGTCTTTATTGCTTCTGAAGGTTTTCCATACCAAATTACATCACCATCATTTGTAATTCTTACTATCTCTTTATTAGAAGGAGCATTGATTGATAGTAAACGTGAGGAGTTAGTAACACCCATAGTAAAATCAGTTATCGTCCGTTCTGGTGCCAGTGCCGGCACCGGCAGCGTTGGGATTTGGTGTTGTTGGACTGCTTTCTTTTTTCTTTTTTTGCTTTTGAGGTTTTTGTTTAAAGTCTGTTTCATACCATCCGGTTCCTTTTAATTTAAAGCTTGCGCTACTAACTAATTTTTCTAAATCAGTTTTAGAACAGTTAGGACAAGGTACTTCGCTATTTTCGAATTCTGATATTTTAACTAAGGCTTCGAAAATCATATTGCAATTTTTACATTTAAGATCGTAAACGGGCATGTTTTTGTGATCCTAATTTATGTAATACACGTTCAAGTCTGATTAACGGGGTTGCCGATTCATCCATCATTTTTGGATCTGCCCACAATTTTGAAAGTAATCTAAATGTTTCTTTTAATTGTTTATGATCCTCATCATTTAATAATTTATGTGGGTTCTTATAATTTCCCATGTTAGGAACAACATTCCTGATACCGCCTGTCGGGTCATCCATGTCACCATTAAATCTAGGAATCATATGTACATGTGGATAATTTACAGTTTGACCAGCAGCTGGACTTATATTTTGTCCTACATTAAATCCATTACATTTATCGCTCGACATTAACATGAATCCAAATTTATAAGCTGCTTCATAGCATTCCATCAAACATGCCATATCATTATTATTAGTTGGAACAAATAATTGATGACCAGGATTTACCGGGTAACCATCTTTAAACACCCAATAGTTTTTAGTCCGGTGTTGTATTTCAGTCCACGGAACTATTTTATGTGCTAATGCTTTTTCTAAATCATTCATATTTCGGCTCATTAAGAGGAAAATAAACATTCAATCCAGCTAGTAAAATAAATGCTTTATAACGTTCAAACTCATCTTTACTCAGATCTGTTAATATAATTCTGACAGTCTCCGGACCAAGATGCCGTATTTTTAAAACATGATTATCTTCGATCAATTTGGTATATAAAATATCAGCGGTATCAGAATCACATTCTAAATAAATTTTAGACATTACCACCATTGTTCCCATGGAAATCTAAACCAAACATCGTTCTCTAATTTGTTAATATCCAACGCGCTATAATTAACATCAAAATTTGAGGCCGTGTTATTAATTAATGTTGCAAATCTAACAGTGCCACCCCAAATCCATTGCCAAGCAATATTGTCTTTAAAACAACTGGTCATCCAATCATCCTTAATCCATTGCAATGTTGCTCCAGTGTCATTAATATCATCAACTATTAAAATATTTTTTCTAAGTCTTGCTTCAGTATATTGGGTTGGGAATAAACGATTTTCTTCCTTAACATATCCAAATGCTTCCTCTGCCATCCAAGTATTTGATTCTAATCCTTCATGCTCACGTAAACAAATTCGTAATGTCTCTAAAGGAACATCGAGATAATGACTTAACATCGTTGCTGGAATTGCACCCCCTCTAGTAACACCAACAATATAATCAGGCCTCCAACTACCAATATGCATTTGTCTAGCAATCTCAGCAATATATGAATTAGCCTGGGGCCAAGTTACAATTTCTAATTTAGTAGTCATACGTTTGATTCTTCTGAAATGTAAGTTTCATTATCCACCCATTTTTGGTTTTTCCAATTTCTGTGTGTTAAAAATCCCCATTCTCTTTTTCGTTTGCCAGGTATAAACAAAGTCCAACAATCACTAACATCAGGATTTAATTCAATTCTATGAAGTGACGTTGCTTTGCATAGTCTAAAATGTCCAGGCCCACGCCATAGTCGTTGCTCCCCAATAATTATATCGTAACCAGTAATCGGATTCCAAGCGGTCTTAGGTATCCATTCCCAATATCCACCTTTTAATACTATTGTCATATATGGCCATGGATGGTCGTGCAAATCGTCTGGATCTGATCGTAGGAATTTATGCAAGAAAATATTGAATGGGCAATGTACTCGATCTTTAATAAAGATATAGTACCGTTCTAAATATGGTGATTCGCCTTGACGATCTAAAATAACTCGTTTACGATCATGTTGCTCCAACCAGTTTAGGAATCTTCGAAACATATCTCTTTCCTGTGGGTAGTATCCAATATCTGAAAATCGGTTCCTATTTGCATCATCATCCATGTAATCATCTGTTTACCTTGCTCAGAGTAAGGAAATTTAATTCTATAGTAGCTTATAGTATCGCTATTACTACCAGCCTGCTCGCCAAATGTTCCTTTTCCTGATATTGTTAGAAAATGCTTGCGTATTTTATAAATTGTATATCCTTGCCGTACAAAACTTCGGATAGAATTATCATCCCATCCTTTGGCATTGTTTACGCATATATCAACAATTATGTTACGTGGATTGCGCCAAGGGGCCGATTCATTCATTATTTCATCCTAGCAATAATATTAAAAAATTCTTGTCTAAGTTCTGGTGTGTCACGCATTGTACCTCGAAGCACACTCGTAGTCATGTCACTTTGATGTTCCCGTACTCCCCGATGCGTCATACAAAAGTGTTCTGCTTGAATTAATACAGCAATGCCATCAGCCTCGGTTTCACTTTCTATAGCATCGGCTAATTGCATTGTCATTTCTTCTTGTATTTGTGGACGGCTTGTAATCCAATCTGCAATTCTATTAAACTTACTTAGGCCAATTACCTTACGTCCCGGAAATACACCAACGTAAGCTTTACCTACAATAGGCATTATATGATGGGCGCATGTACTTCTTATTGTAATAGGTCCAGTCACATATAATTGGTCGTATTCTAAATCATTTGGAAATGCCGTTATAGCCGGAGCATCTTGATATCGTCCAGCAAATATTTCTGTAACAAACATCTTAGCCACACGCATTGCAGTTTCTTTAGTATTATGATCATTCTTGGTATCAATCACTAACGCTTGGAATACATTTTCCATTTCTGCTGCAACTTCATTAATAATCCGTTGTTCATCTCCTGGGAGTAATACCTCAGAAATATTGTCGTTACTAAAATATCGTTTCTCTAACCGTTTAAGTCTTGCTCTTATTTTATCTGATGTTTTCATATTTTCCTGTATTAAAATTGTATAACGATAAACTACAAACCCGTATATCAACGTCATCGGATTCGTGAGCTAATAAATCTCTAACAACGGGTTCAACTGCGTCATTCCAATCTAATCCACCCAATCCACAACCAATCATCGGCATGTAAATTTTGTTTTGTAAATCGGTTCCTCGTACAGCACTAATAATATTATATAGGACATTGTCGATTGCGTCAATGTTAGCGTAAACCTTACCATCTGTACCGTAAGTTTCTTGTGTGATCGCATTAACAACAAACAAATTTTCGTTAGCTTGATACCAAATTGTATCCCCAAGAAATAAGCCATCTTCAATATATACAGTTCTATAAGCCATGTATGCACCCGGCCATTTTTTCTTTATAGCTTTAGCCACACCAGAACCCATAACGCCCTTAGCGTTACAACCATGAACTATTACCCCGTTAGTTATTTCGGTAATATCTTTTTGAATTAAGATTATTGCCATTCTTTAATATTTTCAATCAACTTATTAGAGGAGAAATAAAATTCTGTTAAGTGATGTTCTGTTAATTCTCGATCAATAGCGTAATCATCATAATTAGATACTAAATCTCTAATAGTTTCTATTAGTTGAATTTTATTTCTATCATATAATTGATAACTTGATGACCATTCTGATGGATAAACAAATGAATCTTTTACATACATTTCTTTATAACTTAACCTATGAGGAACCAAAACATTAGCATCAGCAAGTAACCCTTCATAACAGCCAATACCTAATGTTTCTTGTAGGTTTGCTGAAAATACCAATTTGGCTTGTTTGAGAATTTTATGGTATTCTTTCTTTGTTAACTGCTTTTCCTGGCAGATAACAAATTCATATTCTGGTAACTCTTTAGCTAAGTTTTTAAAAATAGCTACTTGTTTTTCTATTGCTATTCTATGTGGGAATACAATAAGATCCTTTTTCTTTTGTTTTGGTCCAGACAATATTTCTGCTTTTAAAAACTCAAACGGCCATCCTGATCTTACTATTTTGTCAACCCCAAAAGTTTTTGACATCTGGATTGGTGTCGATCTAAATAAAATTTGGCTAAACAATTCAATGTGAAAAGTTGATGCAAAGTAATTAAAATTAATTGCATGAAACAATGATTTTTCAAAGTTGCGCACCCAAGGAGCATCTCCTATAATCCTACCTAAAAAATCGGCAGAATCATAGCTTCCTGCATGCCAGAGCGCATGAATATTAACAGAAATGCCTAATAATTCACTCATATATTTGAGATTGATAATGCCCGGATGCCAAGCATCAGTAAATAAAAATTGATCGCCTTTTTTTATTTTCCCCGCACAAAATAGTCGACTAATTGTTTCGACTTGTGATGCTTTATAAACATTAGTACCGCCAAAGTTCAAAAATGCGCCCGGAGTTGTTGCTTTTGGAATATCATCAACACCTGAAATTACCACAGCTTTAATACCGTTCTTCTGCAATAGCTTTGGAAGGTGTTTCTTCCATTGTCCAGTATAACGAGTTTCTACCGCCTCTAAATCTACAACGTATAATGTCATCTAGTTTCTTTCCAATCTAATTCTAACGGAGATATAATAAGCTTATTAAATGTTACTGTTTTAAATTTTGGAGCTAGAAGTATAATATTAGATAAATCATTATGCGGATAATTATATCCTATTGATAGGTGTGGTTTAAAATTTTCATGATCCCAGGTTGCCCCTTTGCTTAAAAACTTATTAAAGAGATCAGTAATTTCTTTGCTCTCTAAAGTTAAAACAAGGGTATTAGTATCATGTTTCAAAACTTCATACCCAATTACTCTTGCAACTATGTTAACAGAGGTAGAAAATTCTCCAGCATCAGCAATTGGTTTACGACTATATGCAACCGTACAATGGATGTCATCAATCTTTGCAGAATCACCAAGTTCCAATGATCCTATTAATTCTGCTACATTAGACTTAGTATCATCGTCTGGATATAATGCTGCATATGTACCATCCACGTGTTCAGCTTCAACTTCAGCAATAAAATCTTTGAGGGTTTTCATCGTCTACGTTTGGATTGTTCTTTCGTGTATTGCTTCCAGGTATTGTTCTTGTTATTGTACATATCTCCTGGATTAAATGGAAGAAGTTCCATCCTACAAAAATTTAAATAATCCTCTAAGTCAGAGTAAATCTTCTTAACTTCCGGTTTCATTATTAAATATTTTTTTAACCAAAGTGGTTGTGCCATTATATTTCCTTTTTATCTAATCCGTGGATCGTTATATTTTACGAAACTACCATTCTCACCATCTTCACTAATCTCTATCCATATTTCCCGCCCATAATATTTAGAAGAAATCATTTTAAATAAATCATCGGAAATCATTTCACAGCTTTTGTTATTTAGATCTAATGCCTTGTTAAGGTAAAGACCTTCTACCCATCGTTTAAATTGAATAAATTCAATTTCTCTATCATTGTGTTGAACAGTGATCCAAACTCTAAAATGAAAAATATGTCTATGTGGATATCCTAAAAAGGACACATCTTCAAGATTTGGATCTTCTAACGCTTCTGGAAATTTATGGATGCCTTCTTTTTGGAAAGTTATCCAAATTCTTTTCATCGCCCCGTCGACTGTGTGATTAATATTATCTAATTGAGCCTGATGTATTTGATCGTCAATCATAACGTATGTCCTTATATTAACAGATTATAATTCAAATTGCAAATTTATTCTATAATTTCAAAAAGGTTGTTAAATTGGGTCGTTGCATTCATGGCCTTTTTACCGCTAAATCCTCTAGTACCAACCAAACGCATCCAAAATTTACTATGATCATCTAAAAACTTTAATGCTTTTGGTTTACTATCAATTCTAATTGCCTCAGTAATTAAGTCTTTCATCATTAGTTGACTAATGCTATCTTCAACCAACATTGTTGGGTATGTTCCGCTATCATATAATTCATTAGCAAGTCTCACCGCCATCAAGTGCATCCAAACATTATGAGCCATCTGGATCGCATAACTAAAACTATCCCAACTTGTTTTACCTTCTTTACCAATTTTATTTACGTCGCCTTCCTTGTATATACAAACATCACTAATCAATAAATCTTCTGTGACTGGACTATCAATAAAATTATCAATTGTTGTTTTTTTACGTTTTAAATCTTCTAATAATGCTTGGCTAAATTTTCTATTGTCGGTCGCATATTTTTTATTATCGGGTCCAAATTCCATTCTATATATCCATTTCTCACCCGGATTTAAATCTAAACTAGTATAAATTCTACCGTTTGCTGTAGCTAAAAATGGACTGGCACAATCATAACTAATAGTAAAATTCGAATTATGATATTTACGAACAGCACGTTGAATATCTGATAATGCCATTGCCCACTCTAATCTACTGGTTCCTAAAAAGTGCATCCAATCATGCACACCTTTTTCTAGCAACCCATCAAATTTTAATGTAATTACTCGTTTAAGAGCTAGGTGCAAATCACACATATTTTGTCCACCCATTGCCCATCCATTAAAGTGATTAGTTTTATATTTTTTAGGATCACAATATTGTTTCATTTGTTCATACCAATCTTCCGCTTCAGTATGATTTTCACCTTGAAGAACATTTAGGAACTTAGTATTACCGTGTCTGTTCTTTATAAAGTATTCATTGTTAATTTTTGTTCCGTTAACTGCATCCTGATATGTTTTTACTTTTGTTGTTTTTCTAGCTTTTTCTGTGTACCTAGTCCACACAGGAATATCTAAACACATAGCATAATCAGATATTCCTTCTAACCAATGGAGAACTGTTTCACGTTGTTTGCTAGCCTTGGGACAATTGGAATCAGTCCAATCACCTTCCCACACTCCTTTCCCGATTTGAAATCCCCCACTATCGCCTACTAATAGGCTTGAGCTTCGATCTCTATTTCGAATCATATCTTCTTTGTGTTCTACCTTATTTAGGTCTAATTTGGCGTGGCCCGCACTGTATAACGCATATGGATAATAAAAAATACCTTCATCCTTATTAAGAAAATTGATACTTTCGACGCCATGTTTAAATGATTTAGGAATACGTGAATGCGCAATATATTCACCAAATCTTTGTTTACCAATAAAAGTAGCATAGAAGCTACTTATAGCTGGTAAAAAGATGGCATGATTCTTATTGAATGTGGTAAATTCGTTTTCCATTATTTACTTTGTGCTGGGAGAATATATTCGTATTCAGCAACTCCGCTGTCAACTGTAATTAACAATGCACCTTGATCACTAAATTTCATAACCTTATCGCCAACTAGATTTAAAATTCCAATCACAGGAGCAACTGGCCATTGCCAACCTTTACTTAAAACGCCAGTGACCTTAGCCTCAAATACAAAGTTACCGGCGTGGCTACTAACATCACCAAAGTAAAACATGAGATTTTTATTTTCAGTTTTCACTGTAAATAATGGTTCTTCATTATTCGCCTGGCTTTGAAATTTGAATCTATTAACGCTCGAAACCGTCGGTTCAACTTCTACATTCCAAGTAACACCTTTAAACTTTACAGTTTTAAGTTTTTCATTAACGATTTCTGTTGACATAAACCTATAATCATTTTTAAAATCACCTGCTTCATTCTTAAAATGCAAACACGTTGGAACTGTCTCACCATTACGTTTTGCAGTTTCTACCGTAATAGTTGAATTCTCATCGTATTCCGGAATTCCCAAAATTACACTAAGTTTGGTTAAATTTGGCATCCCAAAGGTTCCATCAAATTCTGACACGGCCTTCTTAAATTTGCCTGCAATAATAACTGAATTGTCCTCAGCCATTGCAGCAAACTTAGTTTCTTTTGCCCCGCCAATTATTTTGATAAAATCTACTGTTCCTAATGCGTGAATATGATCTACTAAATCCTGTAAGTGGTCTTTCATAAATGTTCTCCTAACTTGAAATTATACAGTATTACAACGGAAAAGTCTAGTTCGTAACGGTTTTAATTGCGCCAATCGTTTTTCTATTTTTAACGGTCTTCAATTCTCCAGGTTTTCTAAGTGATAAAACGGTGTGTGTTAAAAATGTTTGTTCATCATGTATTATAAACGGCGCGCGATCTTTAATTGGTTTTAATAGGTATTCGAAAAAATAATTTTTAGTTAAACAACTTATTTGTGGGGATGCTGCACCATTTTTATAACGTGCTAGCATTTCAAATCCGCCCTCACTCAATACATCAATAAACGAAATTAATAAAATACCGCCCGGTCTAAGAAGTTTGTAACATTGAATTAGGTGGGTTGATAATACGCTTACGCCTATGGAATTGAAATTTTGGGTTGATAGAATTAAACCAAATTGATCTTGCGGAAGTTTCGATGATGCTTCTAGGAATCTACCTTTTGTAGTATAATTTTTTAACGATTTAAAAAGACCATCATTATATTCATTTTGTTCATTAAATTCATCTGGCTTTGAAATTATGTAATACGGGTCACCAGGTGACATAGCTATTCCTAATTTTTTACTATGACTATCTACATTTAATACTGGAAATCGATGATCAACCTTGTGTTCAATTACTGACATTACATGATTAAAGGCATCAACATCATTTTCTAATATTTCATTCATCCACGGAGCATATGATTGATGGGCTGAGTTATTTCTAATATTATATAATGTTCTAGATTTTGTAATCATTTCTTCTATTAGATTACTATAATGCATCTGTGCCTTAGATAAAATACTATCTAATTTTAACATTTCATTTAATATTTTTTCTTGGCTTTCTCGATCATCTGAAATCATACTAATAAATGCAATTAAGTCAGCTAAATTTGTGCTGTTAATTTGTAACTTATTTCGATAGTCTATTATTACTTCAACCATTTTAAGTAGTTGTTGCGTTTCTATATTCTCAATTTTCATTCATCATCCTCAAAACTAAACAACGTATTAAATGTGCTCTTTATTTGAGTTGATTTAGATAATTCCCAACCAAGGACTCCCAATAAGTTATTTACTTTTTGATCTATAATTGTATCTTCCATATCAGCATCATCAAACGGTAACTGTTTATACCACGACGGCAAATGTACTTCATCAGTCGGATATGCTACGCTAGTAAATCCGATTGGATTATTCTTTAGCTTACATACAATAACTTTCATACCATCAACTATTTTCATACTGTAATTATCATTATTCATGCGCCTCAAATTGTTCCAATTCATAGATGCTCTAACATGACCTGGAAGATTTGCTTTACCTAAGCGTTCTTCTTCCTTAGTATACTTAGTTAAATTGTTGACACGTTTAGGAGTACCTTTTTCCCAACCAGGACGTTCAGTAAATTCAATTTTAAACTTTCTAATCATATCTACTATTTCATCTTTTTGACCACCTCGAAGTACCTCCACCAATAACGTACTTAAAAAATCTTGCACAACCTTTGGAGTATCTGATCGTTTAAGATCTAATCCCATTGCTTTAATTTTTCCGACACCTGGCACTATGCCTTTAGCTTTAGCTTCTTGTGCCGACATCTTATCTAATCGTTTTCCATCTAAATCATAAATTAATACCCCGTAGCGTTTCTTTTTAATAAACAATCCTTTTAAGGCAATTAATTCTCTACCGCCACTAATTAACTTTCCTAAATTTGGTGAGCAATGAAAATTCTCAGCCATGCATTTTGGAAAACTCTCATTTACAGTTTCAGCTAATTGGTCATATATTTCTACACAAATATCTTTATTCCATTCCATCTTACCTAAGTTTACTTCATCTTTAATTTTTGGCCAAATACTAAAATAACAACTATCTGTATCGCCATATATAATTGCTTCTCCAATGGCATCTTTAACTCCAGTCATCGCTTCATTTAATTCCTCAGCCATATGCTTGGCAATTATTCGACCACTAAGAGTTACACTTTGTCCAATACGTTCATCAAAGAATCTACAACCTGGATTTAGTAATGCACCGTATAAACTATTTAGGTTAATTTTTTTAACATGTTGCCTTTTATCCCAAAAACTAATTTCTTCAGCCGTATTTGCTGAACCGGCCTTTTTTTGTAATACCTGTCGTTCTACATACCATTTAGCTAGCAATCCTGGAATAATGCCTTGCTTCTCATATGAGAAAATAGTTCCATTTCCACTAAGAATCCAAGGCCTATTACTATCAAATATAATGTTCCAAATTTCAGATGCCGAATGAGTCGAAGATTCACCATCTTCCCAATCAATTGTAATTTCTGTACCAACATCCTTATTCATTACCGCAGTATATTCTAAACTGCCAAACAATCCGTCCCATCCTGTGGATCCCTTTAATCCAACTCTTTGTTTTTCTGTTAAATATTGATTGGTCATTATTGGTTTTAATTGTCCGACAATAGTTTCTGGACCCATATTCAAAGCTCTAATCGTACTAGGATATAGACTTTTTATATCGATAGATCCGATCCAATCATGCATTCCTTTTTTAGGATTAACAACATATGCACCAGCAACCCCAATTTCGTGTCCTTCATCTTTATCGTCATTGAAACCATGTCGTTTTCTACTAGGAACTACAAAACCTAATTGGTGGGCCTCATTGATAATTGCCTGGTCTGTTACTGCTACTGCTCCCATCACGGTTGGTAACAATACTGTGTTATCATGTGCAAGTTCGTTAGCTAGATCCATAAAACGTAATTTCTTATCTAGTTTATGTAAAATTATTGCATCTTGTCTGTTATAGTCAATAAATTTTCTAAAGTCATTATTGTATAGTTGATCTAATGTTCCTTCATACGCTACTTTACGTTCATTAAGTTCATATTCACCAATAGCGTCTAACGCCCAAGAATGTCTTTCTTCATATGTGAATTTACGATAGACTTGCATGTAATCTAAATGTACTCGACCAATTAAATCGAATGTTAAATGCTCTACTCCATATCGTTCAAATGTTCGTTTCTTAGGATATTGTCCCCACAAGCAAAAACGTCTAGTATCATCCTTGCTCATTATTTTGTTTACACGCATTACGCAATATGGTATATCATAACCTTCTGAATTCCACCCGCTTAATACGTCAGCATCTTCTATTAGATTTAGAAATGTATTTAATAGATCTTTTTCATCTTCAAAAACAAATGTGTTTTCAAAACCAGATGCTATTTCTTCTGCTTCTGCTAGAGTTAATGTCTTTGGTGGTTTGACTAATGTAACTAATTGATCCAACCAATCGAAATAGATACTAATAGCAGTGATAGAATTAAATGGATCCTCTGGACTACTATATCCACGTTCAGGATCAAAGTCTACCTCAATGTCAAAGAATGCTGTATGAAGCTTAGGTGAATTAACGCCTAGATAATTTTCTTCCAGGCACCGAAACACAGGATTTATATCTGTCTCCCAGGTTCGTTTGTTACTATGGAGTTTTGTCTCTTTTTTAAATTCTCTGATGCTTTTACTAGCAAATCTGGCCACCGGCGTTCCAAAAATGGTTGTGTGTTTGCCTGCCGCATCATCGTAATAAAAGATATAGTTCGTAGGAAATTCTTTAAATTCACGATTACCATCCTTTCGTTCAACAACATGAATTCGATCGTGCTCGCGATCTATATATGCATCAACGTAACTCATTAATTATTAATTTTTCCGGTTACTGTGAGAATATCGTGTAATGTGTCGTTGTCTTGACTATGTTGTGTATACTGGCTTTTCTGTGCGATCTTAATTGCCTTTTTAAGAATGCTTGGTTTAATTTCTAGTTCTTCCGCAACAGCTTTCACTGTATCATTTAAACTGCCATTTAAGTCTTCAATTTCTGATAGTACTTGAATGCCTTCGTTTATTAATGTAGTCAGTTTGGCTTTTTGGTCTGGGTTAAAACTTTTGCTCATGGTATCTCCTATGGAATAAGTATTATATATGAAATTGTATCATATATCAATAGTTATTACAAATTAACTTAGGTAGCGCAATTCTATGTTCAATTACACTTATAAAAATTACCTCAAATTTGGATACAATTCTGTTCCGTTTAGCCAAAGGAAATCAATTACCGATCAATTTTATGTAGAGATTGAACGATGTAAGGTCGATCTTGGATTTAAAGAATCTTGTCTTGCTGCATGCCACGCAATTAGAAATGATACTAATAAAGAATTGGTACTAGCGTTTAGTGGTGGGATTGATAGCGAGTTTATGGTGCGGACATTTTTAGAAGCTAATATTGATATAAAGATTGCTATACTAGATAATGGCTATAATGAACATGATATTGGATACGCTTATAAATTTTGCAAAGAACGGAATATTCCGTATCAAGTATATAAGGTAGATGTAGAAAAATTATTTAAATCCAATAAAATAAAAGATTTTATCAAAACATCTCAAGTTTCAAGTGTTACCTTATTACTTCATGCATATCTAATTCTTCAAATTGCTAATGCTGGTGGTTTTCCTATTTGTGGTAATGGTGACCAAGTTATAGTGCGAGCAATTCCGGGTGATTTTAATTCCTTGCGGCCCGCAGGACGTGAAATAATGTATAAATTTGATACACATGGCGGACATCAAATTGATGATTGGTATGTTCATTTTACCGAGGGGCCCGGATACGCAAATACTAGATTTATGTTGTTCAATAACATAGCTGGAGTATACAATTATTTTTCATATATGCCAGAACAGATTTATTCGTATTTAATGAGGGATGAAATTATAAATGCGTTTAAGGATAGAATGAAATTTGTGCTTAAGGGCGAAGAAAAATATCAAATATATTCTTCTTATTATACTGATTTAGAAAATCGAGAAGAATACATGGGATCAGAATATATTCCAAATGTTATCGAATACAATAATGTAGTTAAAGGAATAAATGTACAAATGAATAATAGATACCGATACAAGTATCTAGATTTATTATCGCTTCTTCGTCCTACCTCTGAATCCGGTGGGTAAATTTAATTGTTGTTTTTGTGAGAACCACAAATTAAACCATTCATTAGTACCTGGCTTAATATTTTGTTCACGTTCAGTAATACGTTTTTGATGTGCATCACTTGCACGTTGTCCAAGGTTATCTTCTACAGTTTCTTTACCAGTAATACCAGCAAGCTCTTTAAGTTTTTCTAGATCATCCATATGTTGCCTTTAATCTATTAGGTTTTTGTGGATCTCTATAAACTGTAATATCAATTTGATCTGACATAGCTTCAGTCTGTCCAGGCAATCCAAATTCTGTTGGATCAAATGCAAAATAAACTCCTAATTTTTTGCCTGCCACTCGCTTACCATTAATTGTAAGAGTAGTATCTTTTCTCGAAACAATATCAATAATTTCTCCACCTGGACCAGGATATTCGCCAGTTGTAAATATTTTTTGTAACCTACCCCAATCTAATTCATTATCTTCAATAGGAGCCATACGCTTATAATCAAATTCTTCTTCTGCTTTTTGTTGCTGGCGTTGCATTGTTTTAAGTTTACTGGCCTTTTGTGCATCGGTGTCCGGAATAACCTTTTTCTTTAAAGAGCCACCTGGACCTTTAACCCAAACGGTCCTATCTTCATTGGTTTTGGTTTTTAATGAATCGTACCATCGCTCAAGATCAATCCACTGGGACTGTTCACTTTTATTCATCCTTAAACCAGATAGACGCAAATCACGAAGATAACCAAGAGCGTCCATTTTTTGGTTGAACTCTGATTTTAAATCATGTTTTTTATTCTTCTTCTTTTGTTCTTTTATTCGTTCGCCATCCTTTTCATCACTCAATCCCTGCGGATATGAATAACCGTCAATCTCATAAAAATTTCCCATGTTTTGAATTCTTGCAACAGCTTTTTCTAATGCTTGAGGACTAGAAAACCAGGCTTCCTTAGTAGTAAGACGTCCTTCTTTACCTGCGAACATTTTATATCGAACACCATATTGTTTTTTAGAATCATATACTGATTCTCTAGTTGTACCAGAATCAAAATCCTTTTGTCGTAATTCTGCAGGCGTCAGCATTTTTGGTTCGCCTGCTGGTGCTGCTGGTACTGCTGCAGGTGTTGCTAGTTTTTTAGGACGCTTAATTAATGTAATAGGTTCTTGTGTCTTACTATCAATATCATGCTTACCAACAGTAAATGAGATAACAAGTTTATCTCCCTTGTTTCCCATTTTGTTTCCGAAGTAAAGTAATTCTTCCCCATTAGGAGTTACTAGTTTATTGATATAGTAATCACCAAATTGACCGGAACGTGGGCCAAACGACATTAATACGTCAACCGCCTGTCCTTTTATTCTATCACCTATATTTCCTAAATGTTTACTAGGAATTCTATTAGCTGCGGCTTGTTGTTTTTGTTGTGCGTCAGCAGCTTGACCTTGACTTAATGCATCAATCATAGGTTGGGCCGAAGTAACATCTCGTTCCCATTCTAATTTGGTTCCAGCAGCGTCAACGCTAGTACCTGACTTCATGTCACCCTTAAATTTTAGTTTATATTTTGCTGCTACGCCATATTCATCTAATACGAACATCCATTGTA